CACTATTCGAACAAACACAAAAGTTATTCAAGCAAATTGAAGAGTTGCAAGACAATGCATCACAAGCAGATGAATTTGTAGCAATTGATGAGATTCGTTGTTCGGTTGACATAGTAGATTTGAAAATTTATAATGCTCGTCAAGTATTTGAAAGGATGTAATGGCCTGGATTAAACCAGACAATTTTATTGATGTTGAAAGTGCGTGGACAAACGAACCGAATGCTTATGACGGCAATTTGTTGACTTCTGCTGTGAACGAGAGTGATGAAGAAGGTTGGCAGCCATACTTGCGGCTTTTAGCACCTGGCTGGCCATGGCCCGGCATCCCACAATGCACCAAAGTAAGATTACGCTTCCATTCTGAGGATGCAGACCAGGTTGATATTGATATTTTCGGTTATACGGAGTGGGTTCACGTTTACGAGGGTGTCTTTGTCCACGACCAATGGATAGAATACGAAATACCTGGGGGAGTGTGTCCAGTTGTAGAAATGCGTATACGTTTCTATGACACAGAGAGTGAGGCTGGGGAGAACGAGATATATGAAGCTGAGTTTTGGCAGGTAGCACCAGTTGTAACTACACAAGCTGTTGATAATATAAAAGACATTTCTGCCAAAGGCCACGGAAATATAACAGATGTAGCTGGAGAGGATTGTGACAAAAGGGGATTTTGTTGGAACAAGACCGGTGCTCCTACAATAGAGGATGATAAGGCGGAAGAAGCAGACGGCTTCGGAGCAGGAGCATTTGCATTGGATATGACAGAGCTCGATTTTGGAACTACCTATTATGTAAAAGCATACGCACACAACGCAGGAGGATATGGCTACGGGAATGAAGTGGAGTTTACAACAAGACCACATCAATTAGAATGTGTTGCTTTGATAGAACCGAAAATAGAAGTCAGTGAAGTGTCAATAGAACCAAAAATGGAAGTAGGAATAACCTGATGCCCGCACACAAAATTTATATTGGTTCGGACAATGTAGTCAACCTCGTTGGACTCAAAGATACCGAAGCTGAAACATACATCCACAACGCTACTGTAAAGATGAGTTTGTTTCGACAAATAGCTTTACACCCAGATATATCACAAATAGCTTTTACCGGCGGTGGCACCTATGAAATACAAGTGGGTGATGTTATAGTGGGTGCTACTGGGGGAGCAACAGCTATTGTTACTAAAATAACTTTAACTTCTGGCAGCTGGGCAAGTGAAGATGCTGCCGGCATATTGGCTTTGATTAGTCAAATAGGAACATTTGAAGTAGAAAATCTTAATGTAGGTGTTGAAGCTGATGTGGCAACTATTGCAGGAGATTCCTCTGGTGCTGAGACTGCTAACGAAGGAGCTAAAACTAAAATAGCGGTTGATAGGCATCTTCTAACTGCAGCCAACCACGTGCGGATTCAAGGCAGTCTGAGTTACGATGAATCTTATGATATTGACGCTGTGGAGATTGGTAAAATAACTATTCCAGCAGCTTATGTTGCAGAAAAGTTTACCAGTGAAGAAAACATTTATGTAGGAGTGCTTGGTGGAGTAGATGTTACGCTGGACTATGTAGAGGCTTCCAATGGGAATTATAGAGGGACTTTACCAGACACAATGAAGAACATAGACGATGATGAGCAATTGTTTTTGTTTATTAAGGCAGATAAAAATACGTCTGATTTATTGATACGGCTAAGATGTAAGGGCGTTTATTACTTGGAGATATAAGTGCTATCAATAGCTGAGATAAAATGGTTGGGTGATTCAGTAGCTTTGTATAAGCCGCTTGGTGAAGAACAAAAGAAGTTTCATACTTCTTTAGCCTCATTTCGTTGGTTGTTCGGTGGAAACCAATCAAGCAAGACTTATACGAATATGATGGACTTGGCTATGGTTGCCCTGAACATTCATCCTGTTCGTCACATATATAGGGGGATTCATTGGGCGTGTATTGAAAGTTGGGAACAAGTGCGTGATATTTTGTGGGAGACTTATCTTAAAAAATTCATACCAGAATTCCAGATTGCCCACATTCAATATGGACAAGATAGAGTGCCTAAAAAAATCTTTCTTAAAAATGGCCATATAATAGAATTCAAAGCTTTTAACCAAGGTAGAGAATTATTCCAAGGTAGAGCGATAGATTCATGCTATTGTGATGAACAATGTCATCACGATCTCCAAGGAATTTTCAATGAGATACAAGCAAGACTTTTAGCGAGACAAGGATATTTAGATTGGACAATGACTCCCATTCTATCCCAACAATTTTTAGAAGAAAGAATTGAAGATTTACCTGATACTGATGAAATTTTTTATGCAAACCTAAATGATAATAGAATCAGCCGAGGAGGGTATATAGCGGATAAACGTATTGATCAAATGATAGCTGAATGGCCAGTAGAAGTTCAAGCTACAAGAATTAAGGGAGAGTTTGCAAGTTTCTATGGTGCTGTCTATAAAACTTATAATCGCAGAACACACATTGTAAAACCCTTTGCAATTCCAAAAGGGTGGCGAAGATATAGAGGCTTTGATTTTGGATTTACCAATCCATTCGTTTGTTTGTGGCTTGCACAAGACAAAGATGATAATTGGTATGTCTATGAAGAGTACTATAGACCTAAAACTTGTATTGGTGAGCACATTACGAACGTGAAAAAACTAAGTGCTGTTGAAACCTATCAACGTTCTTTTGCTGACCCTGAGAATGCTGAGGATAGAGCGGAACTTCGTAAAGCTGGAATTCCTACACTAGGTGCAAGGAAAGATGTGGCTAAAGGTATTGAGGTTGTTCAAAGCAAACTTAAAGTCAAAGAAAATGGCAAACCTAGTTTATTCATATTCAATACCTGTCGTAATCTTTGTAGAGAATTTGCAATGTATCATTACCCAGAAGGTTCATCGAGCAAAAACCCCAGAGATTTGCCTGTGCAAAAGGATGATCATGCTTTAGATGCTTTGAGATATGTTATTTATTCGATAGAGAAGCCAGTGAAAAAAGGGCATGTGTATGCAGCCTAAGAAGAAATGTAAATTGAACCCGGATGAACATAAGGAATGTGCTTGTCTTGTTGTTAAGAGAGGTGTTCTGGTCTGCAATGTTTATGATGAACGTATTAAAAAATTGAAGGAGTGCCCATTAAAATGAATAAACATATAATACTTATTTGTGAAAATGGTCAATACGGCTTGGTAGTTGATAAACTATCAGTGCATAAAGCAATGAAAAGTATAGTTGATGATCTTAGTAATCCAACCAAGCAGTTTATAGAATTGAATAGTTATGCACCTAAAAAAGATTCAGACCAAGAAATGTGGGTAAGAACAAGAATAGTTAATTGTGTTATGGTTGTTGATATAAGCAACATTAAAGTTCCTAGCAAAAAATTAGTCTTTCCTTCTGGTAAGTCAAACTGATGGTAGAAAAAAAGAAAAAAGGCAGAGTGTTCGTTGCGACTTCAAAGGGAGTATATCCCTATTCTATCCTTAAAAGTGCAGAGATAAAGAAATCTTCGCAGCAGGTAAAGCAAACAGAAAAATGGTTGACTGCTAATGATTTAATTCCCTATCCCTATCCTCCCGAAAGTTTTCTGACTCTTTATGAATCTAATTCTATTTTTTGTAGATGTGTAAACCAGATAGCTATTGATGTTGCTGGATTAGGGTGGAAACTGCAATTGAGAGAAGGAGCTAAAGAGAATGAAACTGAACTTAAAAGGCTACAGCTATTTCTACAAACTCCCAACACTGAAGATTCATTGAGGGATATTTTGAAACGACTTTTGGTAGATTGGGGCTCGATAGGGTGGTTCGGTATTGAAGTGGTTCGTAGCAATACCGGGGGGATTGCAGAAATATATCACGTGTCGGCACATACTCTGCGAATTCATAAATCAAAAGAAAAATTTTGTCAGTCAAGAAACAATAAGAAGACTTGGTTCAAAAAATTTGGTTTTGAAAAAAACATATCCCCTAAGAACGGTACTGAAGGTGTATTCACTATCAAGAAGCGTGCCAATGAGCTAATTTACTACAAGAATTTTTATCCAAGGTCAGATTTTTATGGTGCTCCTAATATACTTTCTGCTGTTGGGGACGTCGTTGGGCTGATAGGACTGCGAGATTATAACCTTGCATTCTTTGAGAATTATGGAATACCCTCCGCACTTATAATTCTAGAAGGTGAATGGGAC